CCAGTGTTTACTGGTAAATAAAGGAGTCAGTAGCATGAACGTTATCCACATCTCGACCATGACGGGCAAGTTGGACGGCCTGCGTGCCATCAGCACCAACACGCGCACCAACCCGTACTGCATCAAGCAGAACGCCTCGGGCGACGCAGACAACATCTGCACCAAGTGCTACAGCCACACCATGCTGTCTTCCTATCGGAAGAACATGCAGCCAGCCCTCCAACGCAACAGCGACGCCCTCGCTTCGCGGGTTCTGGCGGAGGCAGAACTGCCGCGCATCACGGACGCGTATTTCCGCTTCGACGCGCACGGGGAGCTGATCAACGACACACACTTGCAGAACCTCGTGCTCATCTGCGAGCGCAACCCGCGCACGTCCTTCGCCCTGTGGACCAAGCGCAACGACATCGTGTCGAAGTTCTTCCGTACCACGCCGAAGCCCGCCAACCTGATCCTGATCTACAGCAACCCCAAGATCAGCAGCATCATGAAGCGCCCGCCGAAGCACTTCGACCGCACGTTCAACAACGTGCTGGAGCACGAGCACGTAGACCAGCAGAACTGCACCGGGCAGAAGTGTGCTGACTGCCTGCTGTGCTACACCCCCGGCAACGGCGTGACCACCATCGTCGAGAAGGTCAAGAGGTACTGACATGCCCTCATGGCACCAACTCAAGGCGGGGCTCCCCAAGCTCAGCCATCCCACGCAGTGGTCGAGCTACAACCCGACCGGGCACCTGTCGGTGATGCGCCACGCATCACACGACGATTGCGTCGAGTACTGCAAGCGCACGGGGGACATCCCCGTGGCACCGGACAACCTCAACCCCGCCCGCAAGGGCGCGAAGGACTGATATGACGAACACATGCCCCCGCTGCGGGGACGACATCGACCCCCGGCGTACCGCCCTCGGCTACAGGCTCTGCCTGTGGTGTGGTGAGGAGGACGCTCGACAAGAGCGCAAGAGCTGGACGGTGGTGCCCATGCACAAATCGAACTACGTGCTCTTGACCGACAAGCGGGACCTGCATGGCATCAACAACAAGGGCGGACTGTTCCGCTGACAATTTACTGGTAAACTAAGAGGACATCATGAACATCAACATCGAAGTGACCGACACGTTCGGTCACGAACCCAACTACGGTTGGGTCAAGCGTGCCACGCTCGAAGCCCCCGACGCCTTGAGCAGGTACAGCATCGTGCGACGTGCCAAGCACGCCGTGGGTTGGACGGGTAAGCGCACCGTCACCGTCGATCATGGCGACATGATCGAACTCCGCCCGCACGGGGAATGCCTCGTGTGTTTCATCACGTTTAATTAACCCAACCCCGCCCCTTCGGGGGCATCACCGGAGAGTGAAATGATCGACATCACCACCGCCGCCATGCTCGGCAGCCTCAACATATCTGTATGGGAAGCACGAATCCAAGACAAGCGGACGAAGGACGAAGTCCTGGCCACCAAGGGTGCCAAGTCCAAGAAGGCAGCGAGTGTCTCGAAGAACCTGTTCAGCGAGTGCCCTGAACTCGAGGCCATCAAGACCTTGCGCAGCGAGGCCCGCGTGTGGTTCAACTCCCGCACCTTGCCGTGGGATGACAACCGTGCACGCCTCATCACCACCCGCCAGTACCTCGACATCACCGCCAAGGTGGCGGAGTTTGAAACCAAGTTCAACGGGCTGGTGAAGGTCTTCGTGTCCACCTATGGCACGGCCATCAGCAAGCAGGCCTTCGAGATGGGCTCGCTCTTCGACCGCAGCGAGTACCCGCTGGCCGATGAGGTGGCGGCGAAGTTCCGCTTCGGGCTATCCCTCAGCCCACTGCCTTCGTCGGGCGACTTCCGGGTCGACATCGGCCACGAGGCACAGCGTCACCTCGCTGAGCAGTACGAGAAGGCCACCGCCGAGCGTGTGGCCGGTGCTGTGGCTGACACGTGGCAGCGCGTGAAGTCCCAGGTCGAGTGGGTGCGGGAGAGGATGACCGCCGTGCTTGAGTACGACCCCGACGAGGTGGAGGAGGTCCCCACGACTGACGACACCGGCACGGTGGTGTCGGTCGAGATCAAAAAGCGCCGTCGCCCCAAGCTCTACGACTCGATGCTCGAACAGGGCCTTGAGCTGTGCAAGATGTTGTCGGACCTCAACATCACCAACGACCCGCGCCTTGAGGAAGCGCGGCGTGATCTGGAGCGGGCACTGACCCGCGTCGACATGGGCTCGCTGAAGGAGAGCCCTGAACTCCAGCATGCCACGAAGCAGGCGATGGACGACATCCTCGACAAGTTCGCTCTTTGAACCCCGGGGCTTCGGCCCCTTTACCAGTAAATCAATCTCTAGGAAGCACATCATGAAACAACCCGACAACATCCAAGACGCTGTGCGCGAAATCGACCGCCTTCTCTCCGCTGCGAGCACAGATCTGGAGCGCTACCTGATGTCAGAGAACCCAATGATGGAGTTCTCCCCCGAGTATTTCGAGTCCGTTAAAGACGCCGTGCTTGACGCTCGTATGCTCGTCATTTGGACCAAGGATAACTTCGTCAAGTAAACCCCGCCCGGGCAAGGCCCGGGTTAAACCTCTAGGAAGCACATCATGAAGCTCAGCATCAACCAATGCGCCGCCGCCATCAACGCCGTCGGCCAGCACACCACCGTCCTGATCGAGGGCCCCTCGGGCTCGGGCAAGTCCTCCATCCTCGGCATGCTCAACATGCCGGCGCACCGCAAGGTGTACATCGACTGCACCCAGATCGACGTGGGTGACATTCAGATCCCGAGCGTCAACCACACCACGGGGACCAGCACCTTCTATCCCAACGAGGTGTTCGGTGTGCATGGCGAACAGCCTGTCGTCATCTGCCTGGACGAGTTCGGTAAGGCTCCGCGCAGTGTTCAGAACGCACTGCTCCCCGTCGTGCTCGACCGCCGGGTGGGGAACCGTCCACTTCCCAGAGACAATTCTGTCGGAGATAGCGTTGTTTTTTGTACCACGAACCTCAGCTCCGAGGGTGTGGGTGACACGCTCCAGTTGCATGTCCGCAACCGCATGTCGGTGATCGCGATGCGCAAGCCCACCGTCGAGGAGTACAAGAACTACTCGCTGGCCAACGACGGCAACCCCGCCGTCCTGGCGTGGGTGGATGAGACCCCGCAGGTGCTGGCCGACGACGACACCGTGGCCAACCCGGACCAGAACCCCTACATCTGGCACCGCAAGGACCCGAGTCGCAAGGCCTTCTGCTCTCCGCGCAGCATGACCGCTGCCGGTCGCGTGCTCAACGACGCCGAGCACCTCGATGACGACACCATGCGGGGCCTGCTCGCTGGCCTGATCGGCGCTCGCGCCGCCGCTGATCTGCACGTCTACGTGCAGATGGGCAACAAGCTGCCCTCGTGGAGGGCGATCGTGACGAGCCCGCTCCAAGCCCCGGTGCCCGACACGCCGACGATGTGCATGATGCTGGTGCACCGTGCGATCACTCGCACCACAGAGGACACGCTCGACGCCGTCATGGTGTACATGAAGCGCTTGCCGATGGAGCTGCAAGCAGTGTTCGTCAACCAGTTCCTGCGTATCCCGCAGCGTGCGAAGTTTGCAGCCCTGAACGCCTCATTCACCAAGTGGTGCACGGCTAACAACTGGATCATGGGCTGATAACCCACCACAACCCGCCCCCTCACGGGGGCTAGAGGACCACTATGACCAACCTTTACTTCGCCAAGTTCTACAACCACCGACAGAACACGTACACTCGTTGGATATTCAATTCACCCGACAGGGAAAGCGCGGAACGATTTGCAAGCACTATCGCTGACACAGGTGATAGACTTGTGTATGTGAATCTATTACGTGAACTGCCCATCAACATGCCGGAAGGCGGGATCGTCGAGGAGTTGTCATGAACCTGACAGCAGAAGAGCGCATCACCAAGGCCCGTAGCAAGATCATGCGCGACGAGCGCTTCACCGCCATCTCACCGATCCTGATGGTCGGCTCATGGCAAGTGGTGGACGACGTGCCCACTGCGGCAACCAACGGACGTGACGTCTTTTATGGCCGAGCCTTCGTCAATCAATGTGATGATAGGTTGTTAAGGTTTGTTGTCTTGCACGAGTACTTCCACGTGATGTTGATGCACATGACGACCTGGGCCAAGCTCGACAAGGACGACGCGCAACTGTCCAACATCGCCAAGGACATGGTGATCAACAACATGCTCAAGTCGATGGACCCGGGTGGGCAGTTCATCACCATCTGGGAGAACGCGTACTGTGACCCGCAGTACGATGGGCTGGACACCGGTGAGGTGTACAGGCGGCTCAAACAACAGGCGCAGTCCAAGCCGCAGGGCGGCGGGGGCGGCAGTGGCAACAGCCCCAAGGGTCAGCAGTTCGACCAGCATCAGCCTGCGGCGGGCGACGGGGACGGCGACGGTGAAGAGGGTGGACCTGCACCTCTGACTCAGGCCGAGGCCGAGGAGGTAGCCAAGGCTGTCGACAACGCGCTGCGCCAAGGGGCGCTGATCGCAGGCAAGACGGGTGCTGGCATGTCCCGTGACATCGAGGCTCTCCTTGAGCCTGTGGTGCCCTGGCAGGACGTGCTGCGTGACTGGCTGACCAACACCGCCAAGGGCGGCGACTTGTCGACGTGGGCTCGGCCCGCTCGACGCTGGCTCGGGCAGGATCTCTACCTCCCCTCCCGGTACACAGAAGCGGTCGACCGCATCGTCATCGGCATAGACACCAGCGGCTCGATTGGCGACGAGCAACTCCGACGTGCACTGAGCGAGGTCGCCGCAGCCTGCGAGGCCGTCACTCCGCAGATGGTCGACGTGATCTATTGGGACTGGGCGGTCGCAGCACACGAGTCCTACGAGGGCGAGCGGGTGCAGGACATCGTCAAGGCGACGAAGCCCAAGGGCGGCGGGGGTACCGACGTGCGGGCCCTGTTCAACTTCATCGACCAGCGGGGGCTGAACCCCAACGCGGTGATCGTCTTCACCGATGGCTACACGCCGTGGCCTGCGGACCTCAAGCACCCGACGCTGTGGTGCATCAGCACCAAGGGGCTCCGCGCCCCGGTGGGGGAGACGCTGTATGTCCCAGCATGACGCGGTACCGGAGGTACCCAAGCCCCTCGGTGAGGGGCGGAGCTGGCACTCTGTCGAGGACAAGCTCGTTGAAGCCTACAGCCTGTACATACCCTACATCATGCCGGAGGGGTATGGCACGGCTAAACAACAAGCGGTGCTGTCACGCATCAAGGGGGAGCCTGGGTGGACTCTCACCACAACGCCGCGCTGGCCTATGGACAAGACGTGCCAGATGAAACTCCCACCGAGTGAAGACCCACCGTTCCAATTAGCGGAGGCACTGTATGACGCTGCCAAGTGACACACTGAGACCCAACAGACTCTGGTTCGACTTCGGAGGCGCAGGCCTGCTGGTCTACGTACTGCGAGAGTCAGTAGACGGAGGACCGTACAGGATGATTGCCGAGATCAGTAGGAAAGCAAACACACCGTGGAAGGTAGAGGCAATACTACCCAACAACACGTTGTGGCAAACGACCATCGACGTCGAAGCACCGCCGTTCAAGGTGGTCGAGGCGTTGTATGACGCGGCGCGTTGACACCGCGAAACGGTCCCGGCGCGGACCGGGTGTCACCCCCTCAACTCTAGGAACTATCATGAGCAAAGCACAGTTCGACAAAGTGATTCTGTCCATCGACCACAACAAGTTCATCGTGCCGAAAGAGGCAGCGATGGCGATCTTTGAACTCTTCTCTGGCCACGATGTTTACAAGATCCAGACGTGGTATTCCAAAGACTACATCAACAACAGGGAGATGGCAGTGCCGCTGACAGGCGACAACATGCCCAGCATCAGCACACTGGGCCCGGTGCAGTTCGCAACGATGCGGGCCGCTGCCGACGCCAAGGAAGAGCAGGAGCGGGCGGAACAGAGAGCCAAGAAGGAATCCAATGCTTGACCCCAAGCGCAACCCCAAGTCGTCCTACCACATCAACGCTTCCTCGAACCTGCCCCCGGAGTACGTCTACGTCACGACTTACCCGCCGATGCCTGAGGAATTGCGCACCGGTACCTACCGTCGCGATGTGCTGCCCCAGTGGATGCTTGAGGCGATGGCGCTGCTGGACGCTGGACACCCCGAGACGATCTACAGCATCGGTGTGCGGGTAGGTGAAAGTTCGTACTGGATTGAGCCTATCGAGGGTTGACGCGTCTCCTTCAGAAGTGATAGAGTCGACCCACCAATCAACGGAGTAGCCGTCAATCAAGCACCGACCCCGGTGCGCTAACCCTTCGCCCGCTGCTACTCAACGGGCGCATCAGAGGACAACATGTTCCAAATCGAAGCAGGCGTTTCCATTCCCAAGGGCACCCGCCCGGGCCGTCGTGGCACCACGTTCCCGTTCGCTGACATGGGAGTCGGCCACTCTTTCCTGATCCCCTTCGACCCGTCGGGTGACGAGGGCAAGAAGCTGGTGGACTCGTGGCGTCGCAAGGTGCTGAACGCACGGAAGAAGTTCGAAGGCTTGGAGACCCGCACCGCCGTGATGTCGGATGGCCTGCGCGTGTGGCGCACCGCCTGACAGGTCCCTGGTTTCATCACTCAACGCTCTACCTCGGTAGGGCGTTTTTGTTGGCTAAACGCTTTTGGAGAGCACAGATGACGAACAAGATTGCACACAAGATCAAGAAGCTGGACAGTTTCCGGGGCGAAGCGGAGCTGTTCCGCATGGAGCCCCCGCACGAGGGTCACGAGTACGTTGTAGTGAGTGCTGTTACGCCCAAGGCTACGGGCATTCCTGAAATCGACAACATCCCGGGGCTCCTTGACCCCGAGACGTACATCTTCGGTGCCTGCCCTGACGGCGTGGTAGCGGAGTGGCTTGAACTCCCGGGCAGCTTCAAGGGTGCGATGGACATCCCGCAGGCGCTGCGCAACGCAGGGTACGAGGTGAAGGAATGAACACCAAAATGCTACGCCGTGCCCGGGCCCTGTGGGCCTCGGGCGACCGCCGCCTCGATCGGCACAACCAGCGGGCATGGGCCCGCGCCATCCGCAACCTCGGCAGCAAGTGGCTGCTGGCTCAACCTGTCAGGAGGATCGCACCATGAAGACAGAAGATCGTACCTGCTGCGACGGCCTGTGCGAACAGGGCCGCTGCTGCCCGTACCGCGAGGCCAGCACCCCGACGCCGGATCTGTGGCCCAGGCCGAAGCCGTCTGCACTGATGGAGGCGGTGACGATCGCCGCCGTTGCGATGATGGTGGGCCTGGTGATTGCGGAGGTGTTGGGATGACCACCCTACGTGAAGCCGCCCAGCAGGCGCTGGAGGCGATGGAAGGCGAATTGCCGGATTGGCGTACTCCAGCGCAAGCAAAGGCCATCACCGCCCTCCGCGACGCGCTGGCGCAGGAGGAGCAGGAGCCGGTGGCGTGGATGAGCCGTGGAAAAGAGCGACTTGAATTCTCGCGCCCGGACACCGTGTACGGATCACACACCATCCCTCTTTTCCCCCACCCACCACGCCGCGAGTGGCGGTCGCTGACGGATGATGAGATCAGCGCGCTATTTTCGTCATCTTTGCGCAGCGATTACAAACCGTATAGCTTTGCCCGCGCCATCGAGGCCGCGCTGAAGGAGAAGAACGCATGACCCAAGACGACATCATCCGCATGGCGCGAGAGGCCGGGCTGTACGAAGACGGCAAGTTCTTCGTGCTTGAACATGGTGAGCTTACCCGCTTCGCCGCCATCGTCGCCGCAGCAGAGCGCGAAAAGGTCGCTCACTGGATGCGCAACCTGGGCTACGCCACCGGCCGCGGCGACACCATCGAAGACCTGCTGGACCACCTCGGAACGCAGATTTCGGAAGGGCTGGAGGTTGAGGTGCTGATGGAGCGCGAGGCGTGCGCAAGAGTGTGCGACGACAAAGCGAAGGAGACATTCAGTGGACAGTGCCAAGTGTGGGGCGATTACTTTGCCCGCGTCATCCGAGCAAGGAGCAAGACATGACCACCGAACGAGTCCACGTTGTCCCCGTGAACGACCTGCGCGATCATTACGCCAGCCCCGACTGCTGGTGCAAACCCACCGAGGATGCAGAGTGGCCCAATGTCTGGGTGCATCACGCGATGGACAAGCGCGAGGAGTACGAGCAGGGGAGGGCGGCATCGTGACCCTCCCCGCCGACGTCGCCCGCTGCGCAGGGTACGGTGCTGCCGAGTGCAACACCTGTTGCAGATTCACCGCCCCGCCGCATGATCGGCAGACGTGGACTGGCCCGTGGGAACTCGAAGGGGTTCCTTGTGAAATGAGGATACCGTATGACCCCCAATCAGGAACTCCAGTGTCTGACAACCGCCAGTTGGTTAGCTGGCTACGTTGACGGCATCGAAGACAAGCTGCACCACGCAGCGCTTATTACGCACATTGCCCGAGCAGCAGAACTGCTCATGCTTGTATGGGAAGAATCACAATGCACGACCCAGTCAACCGCCCCCAGCACTACACCGAGCACCCGTCAGGTGTCGAGTGCATCCAGATCACCGAGCACATGAACTTCTGCCTCGGCAACGCCGTCAAGTACATCTGGCGTGCCGACCTGAAACACGACGCCATCGAGGATCTCAAGAAGGCTCGGTGGTATATCGACCGGGAGATTAAGAGGAGGGAAGGTGGCAAGATCTGACAACATCAAGAAGTGCGCAGACATGCTGGCTTTGTGGGTCAAGGCCCCGAGAACCATTGACGAACTGACTGAGCTGACCGGGCTCGACAGAGGCACGATCTACCGTTGGCGCAAGGCTCTGGAAGACGAGGGCCTGCTGTCCAAGTGCGGGAAGACGGAAGCCAAGGCTGTCATATGGATCTGGAACCCGCCAACGAAGGACAAACCATGATTGAACTCATCGCGATTGCCAACATCGTTATCACACTGATTCTCTTGTTGTGGAGGGAATGATGACACCGCTGATAGCTGCTATGTCAAGCCTGCTGCCAAATGAAGCAGCAGACTTTGATGCAACAGAATTTCACTGGTTCGAGGTAGAAACAACTGATGAGTACATAGATGTAGGTACAGAGTTACCGAAGTTGCGACTTCCTTTCCAAATGGTAGCAGTCGTCGTCCAGATAAAAAATATGTCCCATTTACTGCTGCTTATGCAAAACGACGAAGGGACCGTAACGGGATGTTTACCTCTGGCGCGTGACGAAAAGGACGTGTTTGATGATATGGCGTTTCAGTACAGGACAGATGAATCAGGCCATATCCAAGTCGCACATTATGACGGTTCAGGTTTTGTCGTTGGGAAAGGCAATACTGGTGGTTATCTCGCCCTTATAACCCACTTCCTATTGACACTGAACTCCCGCACTGCGACCGGGTATTTACCAGTAAAACGGGCCAACCATGCCAAACGGATTCGCCAAGGTAAGGTGCCGTTGTATGATTGGAATACCATCGTTGTAGAGCCGCCAAAACCGAAGGCAGAACCTCAAGGAGGTACACATGCAAGTCCCCGTTGGCATGAGCGCCGGGGGCACTGGCGCAACCTCAAGAACAACAAGTGTGTTTGGGTTCGCAACTGTGAAGTCGGCAACAAAGCGCGTGGCGCTGTCTTCCATGACTATGTCGTAAAGAAAACCGTATGATGCACCCATCAGGATTGACACTCGCCCGCTGGGCGTGGCCCTTCAAGACCGACGCGGAGCGCGTACTGGTCGCACGGTGGTTCGCCAAGCAAGACCGTGCCCAACGTGGGCAAGGTGAACCCGCATTGTTCTGATGCTGTAACACCACAGCACTAGAACCGAAAAAACATGGCTAACACACCTGAATCCAAAGTCAAGGCGAAAGCCGTTGAGATCATCAAGAAACACAAGGGGTACTACTTCTACCCTGTCACGGGGGGCTATGGCCGTTCAGGTATCCCCGACATCATCGTGTGTCACCGTGGGAAGTTCTTGGGCGTGGAGTGCAAGGCTGGGTTCAACAAGCCCACCGCACTACAAGAGCACGAGATGACGAAGATCGAACAGGCTGGGGGCACTGCTATGGTGGTGCGAGAAGACACCCTCGATCTGCTCGACCGCTGGCTTTGGGAGAACACGTAATGGAGATAGTCACACTCGACTTTGAAACCTACTACGACAGAGAGTACAGCCTCACCAAACTCACCACCGAGGAGTACATCCGCGACCCGCGCTTTGAAGTCATCATGCTCGGTGTGCGCTGGCCGGATGGGTCGAAGGAAGTCGTCTCTGGCACCCACCTTGAGATCAAGCAGTGGTGCGATGCGGTGCCGTGGGGGCAGTATGCGGTCCTGTGCCACAACACGCTCTTCGACGGTGCCATCCTGTCGTGGAAGTTCGGGGTCAAGCCCCGCGTGTGGCTCGACACCCTCAGCATGGGACGAGGCATGTTCAGCGCCCGGAACAACTCCTTGGCGTCTCTGGCCAAGCGCTACCATCTGGAGGACAAGGGTACCTATGTCATGAACATGATGGGGCGTAGGCGCTCCGACATGTCTCCGGGAGAGTTCAAACAGTACGCTGAATACTGCCTGCTCGACGTCGACCTGTGCCATGACTTGTGGCACCTCATGTCCAGTGGCTGGTACAACCCCACCGAGGCGGACATTCGAGGCCCCTACCCCCTTGAGGAACTGAAGCTCATCGACCTGCACATCCGCATGTTCACCGAGCCGATGCTCCGGCTCAACCGAGACAAGCTGGAGACACACCTCGCAGCGGTGCGGGCCCGCAAGGCGAACCTGCTGTGTGCCGCCGCAGTGGACATCGAGTCGCTGATGAGCAACCAGAAGTTCGCAGAGGTGCTCAAGGGCTTCGGCGTTGACCCACCGACGAAGATCAGCCCGACCACGAACAAGCCCACCTTCGCCTTCGCCAAGACCGACCCGGGTATGAAGGCCCTCCTTGAACACGAGGATGAGCGGGTGCAGGCTGTGGCCGCTGCGAGGCTTGGGGTGAAGAGCACCTTGGAGGAGACGCGCACCGAGCGCTTCATCGGGATCGCAACCCGGGGCGGTGCCTTCCCCGTGCCGCTCAAGTACGCCTATGCCCGCACCAAGCGCTCCTCAGGGGGCGATGGGGTCAACCTCCAGAACCTGCCCTCGCGTGGCAACACCGACCTCAAGGCCTGCATCGAGGCACCCCCGGGCTACGTCATCATCGACTGCGACTCCTCGAACATCGAGGCGCGGGTGCTCGCGTGGCTGGCGGGGCAGGAGGATCTGGTCAACGACTTCGCCAACAAGGTCGATGCGTATTGTAAGTTGGCGACAAAGATCTACGGTAAGACCATCACTCCGGCTAACAAGCTAGAACGTTTTGTCGGTAAGACGGTGACGCTCGGCTGCGGCTACCAGACCGGTGCAGGTAAGCTCAAGGCGACGCTCAAGGCAGCAACTCCGTCGGTCGACCTTGACATCGTAGAGTGCGAGAAGATCATCGACACTTACCGTAGTAGCGTGCCGTGCATCGTTGACCTGTGGGCACGGGGAGAAGACGCCATCCGCGCTATGTACAACGATGAGAGCATGTGGCTGGGGCGTGAGGGTGTGGCGTTGGTTGAGGGGAAGAAGGGTATCAAGCTGCCCAGTGGCCTCTATATCAGCTACCCACAACTCCACCGTGCACAGGGTGTGCGCTTCGTTGAGTGGCGCTACAAGGACGACACTGGTGTGGTGAACATCTACGGTGGAAAGCTCATCGAGAACCTCACCCAAGCACTGGCACGTATCATCGTCATGAGTCAGATGCTACGCATCTCTCGCAAGTTACCCGTCAAACTCACTGTGCATGACAGCGTGATAGCATTGGCTCGCGAAGACGAGCGCCAAGCGGCGAGGGCTTACGTCGAGTCCTGCATGCGCTGGGTGCCTGACTGGGCACAGGGGTGCCCGCTGAACTGTGAATCGAAGTGGGGCTACAACTATGGAGAACTGCATGACGACTGACGAGATCATCGACTACGCTATGCCGATGATAAGGATGGAGAAAATGCTTCGGCAGGCGCACGACCTGTGCCTTGAGCACCGCTACGCCGAGGCACGTGAAGTGGCCTTGCATATTGGCACCGAAGCGCGTATCCTCCAGCACACGCTATCCATCATGGAGGACGGGCCTATGGCCCGCGCTGCCACGTCATGAGCTTGCCCGGACCTTGGTCGTTCTCGTCTCTCAAGTCGTTCAAGACTTGTCCAAAAAAGTTTTTTGAGATCAAGGTCGCAAGGAACTACAAGGAGCCTGAGTACACCGAGGCCACGCTGTACGGCTCCAACTTCCACGAGGCAGCAGAGCATTACGTCCGGGACGGCAAACCATTGCCCCCGGAGTTCTCTTATGTCAAGGGCCAACTTGACACACTCCGTGCGCTGCCTGGAGAGAAGTTCTGCGAGTACGAGATGGGGCTGACGAAGGACTTCGAGCCCTGTGGGTTCAAAGATCCGAGCGTCTGGTGCCGGGGCATCGCTGACCTGCTCATCGTCAACCGTGAGACGGGCACGGCGCGGGTCATCGACTACAAGACCGGCAAGTCGGCCAAGTACGCGGACACTGCGCAGCTTGAACTCATGGCCTTGATGGTCTTCAAGCACTTCCCGGAGATCAAGAAGGTCAAGGCAGGGCTGCTCTTCGTTGTGGCGAACACGTTCAAGCCAGCGGTGTACACCGCTGAGCAAGAGAAGATCTATTGGCAGCAGTGGATGGCTGACGTCAAGCGCCTTGAGAACGCACACCGTACAGGCGTGTGGAATCCGAATCCTTCGGGGCTGTGCAGGAGACACTGCGTTGTGATGTCTTGCCCGCACAACGGGCTGAATGGAGGTTGAAATGCCTTACAAGAACAAGGCTGACCGCGACCACAAGAAGGAGTATCAAGACTTTCTTGCCAATGGGGGACGCGCCAAGCAGTCCGAACGCCAGCGGGCCCGACGTGCTTGGGACAAAGAGAACGGCAAGGCGTCACGGAAAGGCAAAGCTCTCGACCACGTTACCCCCATCAAGGATGGTGGCAAGAGCAAGCCAGGGAACGTGAAGCTGAAGAGCTTCAGCGCAAATAGCGCACGCAATTTCAAGGGACCGAAGTCCGGGGGCTGACCCCGGGTTCTCCCTATACCGCCTAGCATCGTAAGGTGCTAGGCTTGTCCGCCCTTCGGGGCTTCGAGCTTGACGGACTTTGTCCCTCAAGCGATTTCCGTTTGTCTAGGAGCACAAGTGAAACAACATGTCATGGTAGATATTGAGACCCTCGGTACACGTCCGGGGGACATCATCCTGTCTATTGGAGCTGTAAAGTTCAGCGTCGAAGAGGAGATCAAGGGCGAGTTCTACGTCACGATTGACGCGGAGTCGTGCAAGGCAGTAGGCCTGCGTGCACAGAAGAGCACCCTTGAGTGGTGGAGCAAGCAGTCTGATGCGGCGAGAGAGGCCGCGTTCAAGGGTGGCACCTCGCTTGAGGTTGCCCTGATCAAGCTCGCGGTGTGGATGCCCCCGCTGGAGGAAGCAGTTGTCTGGGGCAACGGTGCCAACTTCGACAACGCACTGCTGGCCGCTGCGTACCGGGCTATCAAACACGATGTGCCTTGGCACTTCTGGAACGACAGGTGCTACCGAACGATGGCCGCGATGTTCCTCAAGGACCGTATCGAGCGTGTAGGTACCGGACACGTAGCGCTTGATGATGCCAAGACTCAAGCGATGCGATTGATTCACATGGCGAAGAAGAGTAAGTTCACTCTGGAGTGACCCCATGTACAAACACACCGCTGAAAGTCAGCAGTTCTATAAACGTGAAGGTTCGTTCTCGACTCGGCCTTCGGTCCGTGGTGTGAACTTATTAGGATGGGAGCTGCCTGAAAAACTTACACCGACAGAACAGATTGATTGCCTGAAACGTAGAATCGCGTACCTGAATACGCTCTTAGAAGAACCTCTCACTAAGGATGAGAGAAAACAGATAGGCATGGAAATAACTAAACGTTGTTCGGAGATCGGCGCATTGAAACCAAGGCGGTCCCGCATCCGTGAAGGATTGGCTAATTTCATCCTTGACGTTGTAAAAGAAAACGTAACAAAACGAGAATGGAACCGTTTTGTAGACGAAGCCATTAAAAGGTGTGACGCATACTATGGAAGTAATACAAAACAAAGCCCTGCTGTTGAAGCTCCGCAACCCTCAGCGAGTGCTGAACACCATCCCGAAAAGCAAGTTGCTTGACGATGGTCGCGTACTTGTCCACTGGGGGCTGGATGAGGCGCGGGTGCTGAAGAACGTCGGCGTCAAGGGGGTACCCTCCCCCATCGAGCGCCGCTACAAGTGGCCTGGGATCTACAAGCCCTTCGACCACCAGCGGACGACAGCATCGTTCATGACGCTGCACAAGCGGGCCTTCTGCTTCAACGACCCGGGCACAGGCAAAACCGCATCGTTCGCATGGGCGGCTGACTACCTGATGAACAAGGGCTACATCAGACGTGCACTGGTGATCTGTCCTCTGTCCATCATGTCTTCGGCATGGCAGGCGGATCTGTTCAAGGTGGTCATGCACCGGCGCGTCGACGTGGCCTATGGCGACAGGCGCAAGCGGGCCAAGATCATTCAGTCCGATGCCGAGTTCGTCATCATCAACTTCGACGGCGTTCAGACGGTGCTGGAGGAGCTGAAGGCCGGGGGCTTCGACCTTGTCATCATTGACGAGGCGAACGCGGTGAAGACCGCGACGACCAACCGGTGGAAGGCTATCAACGAACTGATCACCTCCGACACGTGGCTATGGATGGCAACTGGCACCCCGGCGTCCCAAGCACCGACCGATGCCTACGGCCTTGCCAAGATGCTGAACCCCGACTCGGTGCCGAGGAACTTCTACAGCTTCCGTGACATGGTGATGTGGAAAGTCACGCAGTTCAAATGGAAGCAGAAGAATAACGCTGCGGAAATCGTCAACCGCGTGCTTCAACCCGCCATTCGTTTCACCAAGGAAGAGTGCCTTGACCTACCAGAGCTTCTATACACCACACGGGAGGTAGAACTTACACCGCAACAACTTAAGTATTACAAGCTCCTGAAAGATCAGTTCATCATGTCGGCGGGCACTGAGACGGTGACGTCAGTCAATGCCGCGACCAACCTCAACAAGCTCCTGCAAGTCTCATCTGGTGCGGTGTATTCTGACGACGGTAACACTGTCGAGTTCGACATCACGAACCGCTACAACGTTCTGCTGGAAGCCATCGAGGAAAGCACTCACAAAGTGCTGGTCTTCGTCCCGTACCGGCACACGATCAAGGTGCTCGAAGAGCGGCTCAAGAAGGACAAGATCGCTGTCGAGGTCATCGACGGCAGCGTACCGGTGGCCCAGCGTACGAGGATCTTTGCCGCGTTCCAGACCGAGCCTGAGCCAAGGGTACTGCTCATCCAGCCTGCGGCGGCTTCGCACGGTGTGACCCTGCATGCGGCCAACACGGTTGTGTGGTGGGGCCCTGTGACGTCGAACGAGATCTACCATCAGGCCAACGCCCGCGTGCACCGTGCGGGCCAGAAGAACCCCTGCCTTGTGGTCAGGCTGTGCGGCAGTGGCGTGGAGCGCAAGCTGTACGACTCGCTCGACGGCAAGACCGAGGACATGGAATCCCTGCTCAACTTATATCGAGAGGAGGTGCTTGACACAGCCAAAGTTCAACCGTAGACTTTGTACCCCAGCCACAGGAGGCCGCATGGAACAGAACCCCGAGGCACTTCAAGTGCCCACTGAGAAGCTCGTCAAGGCGTACATCAAGATGCGTGATGCGCGTGCAGCGCTTGCCAAGAAGTACGAAGACGACGACAAAGCCATCAAGGATCAGATGGAACTGATTGAGCACGCCCTCATGGACGTGTGCAAGAAAGCGGGTGCAGACAGCATCCGCACCGGAGCGGGCACCGTGATTCGCGGTGTCAAGACGTCGTACTGGACTTCCGACTGGGAGTCTATGCACAACTTCATCAAGGAGAACCAAGCGCTTGATCTACTAGAAAGACGCATCGCGCAGCGGGCCATGAAGGATTGGCTCGAAGCGAACCCTGACAAGATGCCCAAGGGACTCAACACTGAGTCGAAGTACACCGTGACCGTAAGGAGGTCGTAATGTCTGAACTCACTCTTTTCCAAACCGGCAACCAACTGCCGGCACACCTGCGCCGCAGCACTGCGGAACTCAGCCCGCTGACCAAGTCGCTCATGGGTGGCGGCAACGCCAAGCGCATCAGCATCGACAACAACGTCTGGCACATGCTTGTCGGCGGCAAGGAAGTCGCTGTCAACGAAGACCGGGCGATGAACGTCATCGTCATCCGCAGTGCAGATGCGAATCGCCGCACGTTCTACGGCACTACCTACGAGAAGGGTGTCAAGGCCCGTCCGCAGTGCTGGTCCGAGGATGGTGCCAAGCCGCACGCATCGGTGAAGACGCCGCAGAACCGCACCTGTGCAGGGTGCCCGCAGGACATCAAGGGCTCGGGGGCCAACGAGTCGAAGGCGTGCCGGTACAGCCGCCCCGTGGCGCTGCTGCTGGAAAACGACATGCAGGGTGACATCTACGCGCTGAACATCAACGCGTCGAGCCTCTTCGGCCAGGGCGAAGGGCGCAAGATGGGCCTCCAGCAGTACGCTCGGTTCCTCGGCGGGCACGGGGTCGAGATCAACGCTGTCGTGACCGAGATGCGCTTCGACACCACGGCGAACATGAAGCTGGTGTTCAGCGCGGTGCGTCCGCTGACTGAAGAGGAGTATCGAGTCGCGGTGGATCGCCAGAACGATCTCGAAGCGGTCAACGCGGTGACCGTGAGCATCGCTGACATGGACAACGTCCCTACGGCTTCTGAGCCCGCTCCTGCACCAGCCCCTGTGGCTGCGCCTGCACCTGCGGCCAAGGCATTCACCCCTGCACCTGCGGCGAAGCCTTCGGCGTTCAAGGTCACCAAGGACGTGCCAGCACCCGCCGAGGAAGCGCCTGTGGTGCGCGAAGCCAAGGCCACGACGGTGGTATCGGACGGCCCGAACGTCAACGCGATCCTCGCCGCATGGGGCGACGACGCTGACGACTGATTTACGGGGGCGGCGGTCAGCGCCGTGAGCAGTGTTCTTGCTTGAGTGTCTCCGCACTGCGATAGCCCCGGGTTGCGCCGGGGCCGCCCCCACCCAACACCATGTACACCACAAAGATCATCCGGCGCAACGCCGACGCTGACCCGAGCCTGCTCGGTGTGCAGCTTGGTCGCCTGTGCATCTACAGGCGCGTTCCTGTGAACCAAGTCATCGCAGACCTTGGCGTGACCAAGGGTGCGGTCTACTCATGGTTCTCGGGTCAACGGGACGTGTCCAAGCACTTGCGCTCCAAGGTCTTGGCGTATTACCGTTCGATCCTCGCCTTGCCCTGACCGGGCACCCATGCACCACCCACAACGCTCGCCGCGTCTGTGGCCAACTCCGTGTCACCATGTCTCCAAAAGAGTTCCTTGAGAACGTTCTCCCACATGGCACGCGATACTCCCTCAGGCTAGTCAAGAAAGTTCCGCTCAAAGACATTCTCGTTTGGGATCGTCGTTACACCTCTTTCGCTAACATGGCGGAAGCGGTCGAAGAGTTCAGTAACGGCGGATGGGATGTGTACTATGCAACCGCTGGCTTTGGCGCAGAAGAACACTCAAAGGCCACCAATGCGGTTGCCAAGAGGGAGTTTTACGTCGATGTGGATTGCGGGCCTAAGAAGCCCTACGCTGACAAAGCCGCTGGCCTGTCAGCACTCCGTGAATTTTGCAAGACAGTAGGCCTGCCGAAACCTACGCTGATTGACTCAGGCAATGGCCTGCACGCACACTGGTATCTTGACAACCCCATACCGGTGCATGAGTGGAAAGCGACAGCCGAAGCCCTGAAGGCGCGTTGTGTCAAAGAAGAGTTTGAAGTCGATGGTGACTGCACCGCCGACATCGTCCGGGTACTGCGTATCCCCGGCACCCTGAACAAGAAGAACGACAGTCCTGTCGTCCTGCTCACGCCGATCAAGTATCACGCCTTCGAATCCATCCGCGACGCAGTGGGCGTGGCCGCTGTCGACATGTTCGCCAAGGCCCGGGCGCTGTCGGGCGGGGTCTCTGATGAGACCAAGAAGCTGTACATCGACCCGAACAGGGTCAGCAAGTTCGAGACGATCTGGATCAAGTCCAGCAACGGCGAGGGCTGTGCGCAGATCGCTGAGGCAGCGAAGAACCAAGAGGCTGTGCCAGAGCCCGTGTGGCGTGCCGTGCTGTCGATTGCTCAGCACTGCGAGGACCGTGACTGGGCCATACATGAGGTCTCCAAGAACCACCCGAACTACAGCCCTGATGAGACCGAACGCAAGGCAGCGCTGACCAAGGGCCCGTACACGTGCGAGACCTTCCAAGGCCTGGACAACGCCAAGCTGTGCGCAGGGTGCCCGCACATCGGCAAGATCAAGTCACCGATCCAACTCGGGTCTGAGATCAAGCTGGCACCGCCTGAGCCCATACAGGTCGAGGTTGAGAACGAGACCATCGAGATCCCGCCGTACCCACGGCCATTCTCTCGGGGTGCTACGGGTGGTATCTACCACGACATCACAAAATCAGATGGAGTAGAACGCGTCAAGATATACGACCACGACATCTATATCTACAAACGCATGCGTGACGGCACCGGTGGGGGTGATACGTTGTGGGCTAGGCACCATCTGCCACATGGCGACGTGCGAGAGTTCAGCATCCTCCAGAGTGAGATAGCAGCGGCGGACAAGTTCAAAGAGGCAGTGAACCGTGAAGGTGTCATTGCTTTCGACCCCCGGCAGTTGTTGTCGTTGCAACAGATGTTCGGTCTGATGATCCGCGACTTACAGTTCAGGGAGAAAGCAGACAACATGAGAACTAGATTCGGATGGACCCCTGAGGACACATTCATCATTGGGAACCGCGAGTACACCAAGCGCGGCGTTATCTACACACCGATCGCCAAACCCATCGAGCACTACGTGCCGTGGCTGAGCCCCAAGGGTTCGATCGACGTGTGGAAGCAGGCCGCTGCGCACTACGACACACCAGAGATGGACTTCCATGCGGCGGGGGTGCTCGCCGGGTTCGGCAGCGCACTGATGCACCTCTCACCGGAGAACGGCGGGATCATCAACTACTACTCGAAGAAGTCAGGCACCGGTAAGACAACCATCTTGCGCATGGCCAATGCGATCTGGGGTGACCCTGTGGCCTTGATGAAGGATGCGCAGGACAAGACTCTGACCAAGGTGCACCGGCTGGGAGTGATGAACGGGATTGTTGGCACCCTTGATGAGATGACCAACGCAGAGCCGACCGAGATGTCGGATCTGGTCTACAACAACACGCAGGGGCGTGGGCGTGACCGCATGGAAGCGGGGCGCAACATGGAGCGGGTCAACAACGTCCGTTGGAAGCAGATGTCTATCTGGTCCAGCAACTCTACGATTGAAGACCGGCTCATGATGATCAAGAGCGACCCGGCTGGAGAGCTGGCCCGTATCCTTGAGATCCACCTTACGACACCCGTACCCTCTGATGTGCTAGAGACAAAGAAGCTCTTCGACAATCTGTTGACGAACTACGGCCATGCTGGTGATGTGTTCATGCGTTTTGTCATTCCTAACTTAGAGTACACCAAGAAGATATGGGAAGACACGCGGGACAACATCTACAGGATGGGTAGCTGGACACAGACTGAGCGGTTCAAGCTGAACAACGTGATTTGCATCGTCGCTGCTGGCATCATCACGAACAATATCGGACTGACCAGCTACAACATCAAGAGAATCCTGAACAAACTCATCTCGTTGATCAAGCAGGCCACGGCAGAGCAGAGCGTGTCTGCGACCACGGCGGTATCTACTGTTGCGGCTTACGTCAACAAGAACATTCGCAACGTGCTGATTGTCAACAGGAAGCCTGCGGCGGTGGGTATCAACGACAGGCCTGCACTGGAGCCTATGGGCGAGCTGCTGATACGCTACGAACCGGATAGCGACACGCTGTGGATTACCAAGAAGGAGTTCACCAAGTGGTGTGCACAGGCATACATCAACGTGAAGGAGCTGTACCCCTCCTATACCCGTGAAACAGGTGGCACCATGACTCTGACAAAGAAGCGGATGGGTGCAGGTTGGCGCAGTGACTTCGGCCCGGTAGACGCGATCGAGTTCCCGCAGGCCAAGAAGGCTTTGAACCTTGACCTCGATGTCCCAGCGAACCAAACGGCTGAAGCTGGTTGACGGCAGGCTGGTGCACCGTGGGGCTGAGTATCAGCTCCCTCAGTGGCTGGAGATCGGGCAGAGCTTCTTCCTGCCCACGCTCAAGAGCGACGAGCTGAGCAGGGGGGTCAAAGCGCGGTACGCGGCGCGGGGCATTCAGGTGGTGCACGAAACGCGCATCGAGGCCGACCACCTTGGCATCAGAGTTTGGAGGGTGCTATAGTCCGGCCCGTCAATGGCTAACACCGTTTGACTGTGCCTCCTAGAGTTAGGCCCCGGGTTGAGCTTGCTCCCCGGGGCATTTTTTATCTCGACGCGTCCATCACCCGCTGTTCTTCAATCACCTGACGGCGGAGTCGGTACACAGCCCGGGCCAGATCATTCTGCTGGGTACGCAGGTCGTTGATGATCACGCGTCGTTCTTGGGGTGACAGGTCGGTCATCTTGTCGACGGCACGGGCCTGGGCGTTCAAAGAACGGATCGCCTCCATCGTGCTACGCACCTCGCTACGCACGATATACAGGCCGAAGTTGTCCTTGAGGTACTTCTCTGCATCCTCAGGGTTGTTCTCCATCTTGCGCCTGTACGAGTTGTAGACCTGCTCGACAGACCTGTCGAGGTTGTAGATCTCGTCAAGGTAGCGCATGCCGACCGGGTCCTTCATCACAGCCGAGGCACCTGTGAGCTGAGCCGCAAGCGTCTGGTGCAGGGGACGGTCGGTCCGCGTGGGATTGATCATGGCATCGGTGACGCTCAAGGCGATGCCTGCGGACATGCCGAACATGCCGCGCACCAAGTTCTCCAGCATGATCGGGGAGACCTTCAGTGACTCGATGCCCGTCGATGTGGCAATGTCAGTCAGGGTTTTGGACGCAGCCTTCATCGTCTCGGACGTGCCGGTACCGTAGCGCTCAGACGGGTCGAGGGCCAACTGCGCCTGAGACTCCAGCGGACGCCCGAGGAAGAACGAGTAGTTGGCGAGGTTCTCAAGAACAGGCTTAACCATCTGCGGGGTGAGGTTCGGAGCCCAGAAGAGGTCGACACCGTTGAGCATCAGTTCCTTCAGCACCCGGATACCGTCACGTTCTTCTGGCGTGCCTTGGAGCTTGAAGTACTGCACCACACGCTCGGGGATGGCCTTGAAGAAGAACGACAGTTCAGGAGGAATCGGAATGGCGGGCACGTAGCCGAGGTCCTTGCCGCCCGGGATGATCCAGTTCCGGTCGCGGACGTGGTCCGGTTGTTTCTGGTATTCCTCGTCGTCCGCCATCATCAGCGCGTAGCCGAGGCCCATCGCAGTCAGCACCCCCATCCGCTTGTAGAACAGGTTGCGGGCGTAGCCGGTCGTCGCGCCGATGCTGCGCTGGGCGCTCGGGTTGCCTGCCGCCGCCAGCAGGAGCTTGTCCATCGAGCGAGCGTAGGCGTTGAAGAACGGGATGGTGCGGATGAGATAGTCGGCGGTCTTCGACGCACCTCTGCGGCTGAAGTTGATGATCTCCCGGGCGCGTAGTTCAGCCAGTGCCCGGTCGCCGGTCTCTTCCTTCGTCTGGTTGTAGATCGCCTCACGCACGGAGATGTCCGATGCCTTGGCACCGGCCTCCATGATGCGCAGGATGGCCTTGCCGACAGAGCGTGGCTTCAGCCCGGTCTCTTCCAAGATGTTCTTGACGTTGCCACCGATGACGGTGTCATAGGCAGGCACCACACCTGACTTGGCAAGCTCTCGTACAGCGGCAGACTCCGTACCCCTGATTTCATTCCACCAGTTACGGGGGAAGTTCAACAAGATGCGGGGGAGCATCGCGGCAGGGTTCTTGACCCCCGAGTGCACGTATGCCCGGGTGATGTCATCCACCACCTGTTTGATCGCAAATGGCGGTGTAGCGGTCACACCAATACGCAGGTACTTCGAGAACTTCTGAGCCCCTCGAATCATGAGAGGGATGTCAGTTTTCGGTGTACCGATGAACGCCGCAAGGTTGGCAGGGTCGGGAACGTAGAAGACTTTCTTCTGTCCGTTGACGTAGACAGGCGGAGTAAGCGCGCCCTTCTTGTTGTTGTCAACAGCGTCCGGGTTCGGTACAAAGTCGGCGTAGCCAAGCAGCTCCATTTCGGTCAGAGCGTTACCCACCGCATCTGCCTTCATTGACTCATTGACCATCCAGTCCATGAGCTTCGAGAAGCTCTCAACAGGGTTCTGAGTCTGACGGTCTTGAGAGCCTTTGTACTTTGCAATCTCCTTGAACGCAGCCAGCTTCGCGTTGGAGCCTCCACCCTGCGGAAGTGCAAAATTGTCGAAGTCATCAATCCGAGAGAAGGGGACATAGCCTATCGCGTCCTTCCAGACCTGGGCTTTGGCTGGTGTGATGCGACCAGCCTCAACCATTGCGTCGATCATGGCGAAGCGGATTTGGTCCAGCTTCTTACTCACTTCCTTGATGAACGCGTCGGATTGGAAGGCTTGCTCTGCTGTTGCGGCCTCTTGGGGGGTCAAGAAGAAGTCGAGCCCAGCGGCCTGCGGAGAGTTCATCAACTCGTATTCGCGATGCGAAGCCAGCAACTCACCGACGTCTTTCAGGAACGTCTCAGGTTTGATTCCGCGCACCTTGGCCTCAGCGGCGATCTCTTCGAGCACCTTGTTGTAGCTGATCTGCTGTCCGTTGTAGACCAGTTCGTCAACGCTGAGCAACCCGGTCGGGTCACGCCGCATCGTACCGTACTTCTTGACTTCGGTGGCGAAGCGCGGTGCATCCAGTGCCCGGGACATGAGGAACACCGGGTTGTAGTCCCCCCGGTTGTCGCGGATACGGTTGCCGTAGGCTCTGGTGAAGATGTAGTCAATGCCTGCCAGCAGGTCCATCGCCTGTGCACGGAACCCGAGTGCTAGGTTGCCACCAAACTTGGCTTGGAGGGACTGACCCAGCGTGCGCTCTTCCTTTTCTCCAGTGAGAGAGCGGTACCGAGTCTGTCCGGTGGCAGTGCTTGGCTTGATCCCCGCCTGGATCGCATCGCGGATGAAGGCTTGCAGAGGGTCGAGTCCCATCGTGCGGATGGCACGGGCCAGCCCCGGCATGTTGAACCGGTCAGCGAGTCGTGCGAAGAAGTTCCCCAGTTGACGCAGCGTGGAGCCGGTGAGCTTGGTCGCCTCTGCCATCTCGGCAAGAGCCTCCTCCACTGCCAGCACACGGCCCTCCTCGGGGCTC